TCATCATTAAACTCTATACCATAATACTCTGGACGATATATAAGCATAACTACATCAGCAGCTTGCTCTATCTCACCTGACTCTCTAAGATCAGATAATGTAGGCTTACTATTGTTACGATTACCAACACCTCTATTAAGTTGACTTAATGCTATAATAGTGATGTTAAGTTCTTTAGCTAAATTCTTAAGACTTCTAGCAACTTGACTAACCTCCTGCTCTCTACTACCAGCACCAGACTTAGCGCTAACCAACTGAAGATAGTCTACCATTATAAGCTTAGCCCCATGATTTTTTACATAATCCTTAATTCTATGTGTTAGATATCCCAATGAAGTTATGTTACCTTCATCAATGGTTAATGGTAAAGATTCTATGGTTGTTATTGTATCATGTATTTTACGTAACTCTGTATCATCTAGAGTTCCATTTGTAATATATCTATTACTGATACCTGATTCCATAGATGCTAATCTTCTTATTAGCTGTATAGCTGACATTTCATAGGAGAATATAACAGTAGGAGTCTCAGTGTACTTAGCAGCGTTGTAGGCGAGAGCTAGAGCAAAACTAGTCTTACCCATAGATGATGCTCCTCCTACGATAATAAAGTCTGTTTCTTGCCAACCACCTGTAAATCTATCGATAGCTTGAAAGCCAGATGCTATACCAAGTAACCCATCTGTATTCATCCTAACTTCAATATCTTTTAGAAATTCACTTAGTTGTGTCTTTAGGTCTTTCCTATCTTCAACTTTACTTATATTAAGCTTAGACATTTCACTATTAATATCTCCTATGATTAGTTCTAATTCATCATGGTTAGATATCCTGTTCCCGACATTTTGCATCATAACAGCTAGTGTTCTTTTCTGAAATTCTTCAGTTAATATTCCTATACACGTTACAGCTTCTGTGTATTCAAAAGATTGGTCAATTATTAAAGAGAGTTCATAGGCTACATTAATACCCTTACCTCCCTTAATAAGTCTTGAGATAGTTAATATATCTATCTCCTGTCCTCTATCTTTTAAATCATCTATAGCGTGATACACGGATCTATGCAGATCATTATGAAACAAGTCTTTATGTAGTATTTGAGAGAACTTACCTAAGAGCTCTTTATTTACAATTAACTTTCCTAGTAACGCTTGTTCTATATCGTGTGTTTCCATAGTATTTTATTTAGTCCAACAAATATATAATTATTCTCCATATTTCCTATGAGCCTCTGATTTTTCTTCCATAGAATTTTCCTCAATTCTTCTATCGTGTTCGGTTTTATCTTCTGCTTCTGAGAACCAATTATCACATTCTTCACACATATAACCTTCGTTATCAGTGGTTTTTGTACATTTTGGGCATATTTCTCGATAGCCTTCCATCTCGACATCACAACATTCTGATATCCAACTCTTGGCATATTGAGCGCCACAACAAGGGCTTACTCCATTCATAGTTTCTGATCTTTTTTAAATTGTTCAATAGCTAATTGCTTTGAATCACATATTAAATCCATAAGAGCATCGTATATGTTTTCTATAGTTTGGTCATTAGTTTCATGCATTGACTTATCTATTTCTTTTTCATATACTTTAGCAACCTTAAGTAGTTTATTAAATTTCTGTTTAACCTGATGAGAATGAGCCCACTGCATAGTATGCAGCTGCTCACTCAAACATTTAACCAGGGCTAAAGTAAAATTAATATCTAAGTTGATATTAGCATCTTCTAGCTTGCTCATTTTATTATTATGTCATTCTTAGTTAACATAGATTGACATCTTCTTGGTCTATGTCCAAAATATTTTAACCAATGTTCGGAGTTAGGATCAACTAAGTCTATTTCATCAATGTCTGATTGACTTATAGTATATACATAGGTTATATTTTTCTCAAAATCCAACACTATAAACTTCACGATGGGTTGTTTTTAAGCCATCCTAAAGCATGTTCAACTGCTTTATCCACCTCTCTAACAGGTGTCTTACTGACTGTTACATTCACTAAGTCTAAGATTACTCTTCTAGCATCTCTTGTTATAGAATTGTTAACGCATTTCATTTGAGATTCATATAAACTCTCAAAGTATTGCTCGTGTACTTCACTCATAATATTAAATTTATTAGTCTATCATTATTTCAATCCATCCTTTTTCTCCCCACTCAACAGTACACTTCAGTCCTTGTGCTATTAGGTGGTCTTCTAGCTCATCTGCTGCTTTTTGTAAGCTAGGTTCAGGAACTTGATCGTGATCATCAGTATAGTAACTGTCCCCTCTACACTCATACATAGAGTGTTCTTTTATATATTCAAAGTTATGTCCATTGAATCTTATGTTTTCCTGTAAGTCTCTCATTATATTACAGGTATTGTTCCAAGGTCTTTAAAGGTAGTGGATATAGCTCCTCCATCATTACCTTCATCGTCCATCATAGGGACAAGCCAGTGCTTGTTATCTAATTGAATAGCTACAGGTCGTTTATACCAACCATTATCTTTCATTTCAACCTCACCCATATACTCTATATTAGTAATAGTTTTACCAACAAGATTCTTTTTAATCTTATCAGTCCAGTGATCTTCTGATGTTTTACCATCTGCGTGTCTAAATTCTGCCATTAGTATTGTTTTAAAAAGTTAAATGCTTGTTCATTCATTTTCTGTCCAGAGCCAGTGATTATACTTTCCTGTCTACCGTGTTCTCTTAAAGGAGCTGATTTCATATGTGTAGTATACTTTGTTACACCATTGAATAAACCCCATTTAGTTAATCCCACTCTAGATGTTTCTGTTAACATACACTGTAATAAATCTTCGTGTATATTAATAGCTCTAGAAGAGAAAGTATCATGCATCTCTTTAGAAGTCATAGCTCTATCAATCTTAGTAAGATTAAATAGCATTTCATGAATAGCGTCTTTACCAATAGACTGACCACTAAAGTGTTGTAGCTCTGCTATTTTCTCCTCTTCTCCAGAGAAATTGATTATAGACGGCAACTCTTTAACTTTATCCTGTATAGACTGTGTGTGTCTATATCCAGAGAAAGCATTAGAGTTCATCCAGCCAAATTGATTTTGACAGAATACAACTGTATTCATAAAGCCAAACTTAAGGCTGCTTGATCCATCATGACTATTAATAGCATAGATGTATTGCTCTGTATCTTGACCTCCTATAATCATATGATTGTTAGGGCGCTTCATTTGTACTAATACTTTTCTTCCTCCATTTAGAGGTATTGCTCTTATTATTTCTAAATCATTATCACCAGCAATATCTTGCATAGTTTCTATGATAGTATGATTTTGTGTAGGCGTGTATGTTTCTTTTACAGTACTGAATACTTCACCTGTATCTTCTCTTACGATACCAAAGTAATCTGTTTTATGTAAGCCATTGTTTGCACCTGTAATGCATTCTCCTGCATATAATAATGGTTTCTTAGCTACAGTCCAGTCAAGACCATTCTGTTCTAAAATTTGATTAGTGTTCAACATTTTCTTTTATTTTAATTAATAATTCATTTGGCGTTCCTTTAAATACTTCTATTAAGCCATCATATCCTGTTGGAGGCGCTTGATATGCTGTAATAAATATTTTTCCATCAACTTCTTCTATTTCATAAACATACTCTTCAAATACATCATAAGCATCAGGATGCATACAATATATACCTCCAGTATTAGAGGTTGGAGTACCATCATCCTTACACCCGCTAGACTTAAAATGTACAAACATTTGAGCTGCGAGACAGTCCATACCATTAAACATAGGCTCAGACCTATCAGAAGGGATTCCATTTACAATAGTAAAGCCATCTAACCATTCTGCTAGCTCTAATCCATGTGATTCCAGATGTCCATCATATTGACGGTACATACATGTAATTGGTCTTCTGTGTATTTCACCTGTTCTATCGTCCCAGGTTTGAATTACTTTAGTTAAGCTTCTAGTTCCCATTAGTATTCCATTCTGAGTTATTATTCTTATCGTCTATCAATTGTTTATCTATTCGATTACTTATCTTATCACTTTCAGCAATCATTGCCTTAGTCATCATTGTAAGCACTGTAGAGTAGGCATCATTCTTACCTAATCTATATTCAAGAGATTCGTTCTTCTTGTTTTCTTTGTTATTCTCAATCTCTTCAGACATAAGATTCATTAGTTTACCTATTATGTTCTCCATATTTATTTTATTAAAGTTATCTCATAGTCCTCGTGAGCTATGTCCATTTGTTTTAATTCTTCCTCTGCTATATGATCCCACATATACGAGTCCCCTCCAATCATCTTATCGTTAAGATCCTTTTTGTGATCTCTACCATCATCAGGGAATTTCAGAAATACATCTGTAGTATACTCTCTTCTCACTCTAATTCTATATTCTTTTATTTTCATGAGTTGTCTTTTATTGCTTTCGTCATTAGTTTTACTAGCTTCTCCATAGCTATAGCTAGTCTCTTTATATCATTAGCTAATTCTGATTCTAGGTGTCTATTCATCTTTGCTTTTTTTAATAGTAAACCAACTTCCAGTGGGACAGTCGTGATGATAACATACACCTTCTAATGTATTGTTCTCTCCTTCCCACACCTCTGTATTACATTGACCATCATGCATTAGTATAGCACTTATTACTTTATCAGGATCAGATGATGTCATATAACCTGTAGAGCCACGCCAATTAGCGTTCCTACATTCTATATCCCATACACTTCCCATGTCTTTTAAGGACTCTGTCATATTTACTACAAAGTCCTCATGTTCCCAGTCGCTTTCTGAATGACAGTCATAACCAGCCACTAGTACCTTGTGTTCTTCTATCACTGCTTTTAATTTCTCATTCATAATTCAACTACTTCTAATACAGAGATTTCACTTAAAGCTGTTGATTTAGCTTTCTCAGGAGTGTCTGCCCAAACAGATATCCATTGCTTGTCTCCTCCTATATATAATGTTACTTGATATTCTTTCATAATATTAATGT